CTCTCCTGTTCCCACTGTACCGCCGTCATTATCAATGCGGGTATCAGTCGTGTGGTCGCCCCACTGAACGACAACCCCCGATGGAATGACTCGATTGCCTTGAGCCGCGCCCTGTACCATGAAGTGGGTGCCCAAGTGGTGCTATTACCAGGGTTGATTGAACCTGGGGTGCAGGGATGAGCATTGTTGCAGAGGTCCTTACAGGTGTGGGGGTCGGCATCGTCTTTTTTCTTCTACTGGTCGTCTTTGCGGCGTTGCTAGACTATTATCTCCCCAAGGACTAATATGAACGTATCCGGTACCTTCACCCTAGTCTGTTTACTTGGTATCATCATCAGTGTTGCCATCATTATCATTGAATTTTTTAGTAAAAAAGGATGACTATATAGGAGCATGGGTTTATTATAATCAAGGAGGTTTGATGTGGAAATAAAGATTGATGTGGAAGAGTTGCGGAAGAATAAGATTTTCATTGCCACTCCAATGTATGGAGGGATGGCCTGTGGAATGTATATGAAGTCCTGTTTGGACCTCCAGACGATCTTCCAACAGTATGGCATTCCTGCTCGGTTCTCGTTCATCTTCAACGAATCATTGATTACCAGGGCGCGTAATTACCTGGTCGATGAATTTCTGCGTACAGACTTTACCCATCTTCTTTTCTTGGATGCCGACATTCACTTCAACCCCCAAGATATTGTTGCTATGTTGGCGTTGGATAAAGAGATCATCGGTGCACCCTATCCCAAGAAAGCATTGAACTGGCACAACATTGCGCTCGCGGCTCGCAATCATCCAAACCTTGATCCCAAGGAACTTGAAGCGGTGGTGGGTGATTATGTGTTCAATGTGGTCAAAGGCACCGAGAAGTTCCAGGTCTCTGAACCTTTGGAGGTTATGGAAATCGGCACCGGGTACATGCTCGTCAAGCGAGAAGTATTCCCCAAGTTTGCCGCGGCCTATCCAGAACTCAAGTATCGCCCCGACCATGTGGGCCAGGCGAACTTTGATGGTACTCGGTATATCCATGCGTACTTTGATACCGTGATTGACCCACAGTCAGAACGGTACTTGTCAGAAGATTATATGTTCTGTCAATATTTCCGACGAATTGGTGGTCAGGTCTGGTTGTGCCCCTGGGTCCAGACGCAGCATGTGGGGACATACGCTTTTACCGGGAACATGGCAAAGATTGCAGACCTCACTGGGAAACTCTAAGGGAGTCTTTATTATGATTATCGGTCTTGTGGGTTTTATAGGGTCAGGAAAAGGCACCGTAGGGGACTTTTTGGAGCAGGATCACCACTTCATTAAAGATTCCTTTGCGGCGCCTCTCAAAGATGCTGTGGCGCTCATCTTTGGATGGGATCGGGAGATGGTCGAAGGGGCATCACAATCCTCTAGAGCGTGGCGTGAACAACCCGATCAATTCTGGACAGAGAAATTTGGGTATACGTTCACACCACGAATGGCCTTACAATTGATGGGGACTGAAGCAGGCCGTAATGTGTTTCATCCCGACATTTGGGTGGCGAGTCTGTTGAATCGGTGTAATAAGCGTATGGAGAATACCGTTATCACTGATGTTCGTTTCAAGAACGAAGTGGCAGCCATCCACCAAGAAGGCGGGATTATCGTGCGCGTCCGTCGGGGTCCTGAGCCTGAATGGTTCCATACCGCGTTTTGTGCCAATAGAGGCAACACGGCTGCCGTAGAGGAAATGAAAACCTTAGGTATCCACCAATCTGAGTGGGACTGGGTCGGTTCCCCCATACGAAATGTCATTTATAATGATGACACGATATCATCGTTACGTGACCAGGTGCGTCACATTGTTGCCATGGCAGAGATATTTGAACATGATGTGCCCACTAGGCAGACTGCCGATCAAGCCATACGAATGTAGTTGACATTCTCATTGGACTACTGTATACTATATTATTATTCACCCATGTGAGGTTCCTATGAAGTTGTCCGAAAACACTGTGTCCACGATCAAGAATTTCTCCACCATTAACACCGGTATGTTTTTCAAGGCAGGGAATGTCCTACGGACTGTCTCACCTTTCAAGACCGTACTCGCGGAAGCCACGATTGATGAAACCTTCCCTTCTGATTTTGGTATCTTTGACCTGAATCAGTTATTGTCCGTTCTGAGTTTGCATAAGGATGCCCCAGAATTGTCCATCGAAGGTAACAATCTGGTCGTTCATGGTTTCGGTGGTCGCTCCAAGATCACCTATCGTTGCTGTGATGCCACGATGATTAAAACCCCACCGGACAAGAATATCACCTTGCCCAGTGAAGAGGTTAGTTTCGTCCTCTCAGAAACAGACCTTGAGTGGGTCATGAAGACCGCAGGGGTGCTGGCCAGCCCGAACATTGCTGTGGTTGGTGCTGATGGGGCCTTGTCCTTGAGAATTCTGGATGCCCAGAATGACTCAGCCAATACTGATACCTTGGACTTGGGTCCTCACAGCGGTGCGAATGTCTACTTCTTGTTCAAGACCGAGAACTGGAAGCAAACCTCAGGCACCTATACAGTTGCCATCTCCTCCAAAGGTGTGGCACACTTCCAACATCAGTCTAGAAAGTTGGCCTACTGGATCGCCACAGAAGCCAAGCAAAAGTAACCATGCGCCAGAGTCCATTTTCCTTTAGTCAAACCATCAGAGAAAGGGTACACATTATGTCATGCAACCGGGAATCATATCTGGACGAAATCCAGAGGCAGGAACGGCTCACTAAACTCCAGGCTGACCGGTTGGAGACGAAGATACAATTGCTCCAGGAATTGAGTCTCCTAGAAGGCAAAATGTCCGTGTCGACCAAGGTGGACCAGGGGCATATCTATGATCTGCTCTGCATTGTCAGGGAATTAGTGAATCGAAGGTAGGATTAGGGGCTGTGGACAAGCAAATTGCCTGAATTTCGGTTTCTAAGTTGTTGATTTTTCAATGGCTCTAGGACAGGAATTCGGGCTTTTTGTCAAAGATGACCCCTAGTATGTCTTTTGGGGGATCGACCGTCCTAGACCGTTTTAGAGCGTTATAGAGCATTGAAAGGATTAGCATGGAAACGAATCTCAAACATCTACTCTGGGTCGAACGATATCGCCCCGCGACCATCGAGGATTGTATTCTTCCCGAACGGCTCAAGTTGCCGTTCAAGGAATATGTCAAGACCAAGATGATCCCCAATCTTCTCCTCTCAGGCTCCGCGGGTGTCGGTAAGACCACAGTAGCCCGAGCCCTCTGTGAAGAAGTGGGATGTGATTATCTGATTATCAACGGGAGTGATGAATCGGGTATCGATACCTTCAGAACCAAGATCAAGAACTATGCGTCTTCCTTGTCCATGACTGGGGGGCGTAAAGTTATCATCATTGATGAAGCCGATTATCTGAATCCTAACTCAACCCAGCCGGCTTTGCGTGGCGCCATGGAAGAGTTTGCCGGTAATTGCTCATTCATCTTTACCTGTAATCACAAGAACCGAATCATCGAACCCCTACATTCCAGGTGTGCCTGCGTCGATTTCACCTTGAAGGCCGCAGAGAAGCAGGTGATGGCGGCTGCCTTCTTTACCCGACTCAAAGGTATTCTGAAAGCGGAAGGGGTTGAATATGATAACCTGGTACTCGTGGAGTTTGTGCAGAAGTTCTTTCCAGACTTCAGGCGCATTCTGAATGAACTCCAAAGGCTCTCACAATTTGGCAAGATCGATGTAGGGCTCTTGAGTCAATTAGGTGATGTGGACCTCTTGCAGGTCGTGGGCTATCTCAAGGCCAAGGACTTTGCGGCCCTGAGGAAGTGGGTCGGAGCGAACGATATTGAACCTGTGGTCCTGTATCGGAAACTCTATGACCATGCGGTCGATCATATCAAGAAGGAAAGCATCCCACAGTTAGTCCTGTTACTGGCCGACTATGGGTACAAGTCGGCCTTTTCGGCAGATCAACAAATCAATACCATGGCCTGCCTGACCGAGATCATGTTGAGTGTAGAATTCTTATGAAAACCTCCCCTTTTGAATTCGTCAAGCAGATACAGACCACCAAGAAAGACTTGATGGTCGATCCCCAATGTGAAAAAGAGTATGTCCCATGGCTCGCCAATCGTGCCTTATCCTACCAGGAAGACTGTATCTTTCAGGCCGATGAAATGAACCGTCGGCATCACTTGGACAATCGACTACAGTTCCACTACCTTCTGGGCACCGTGCGCTCCATGAAACGAGGGTATCCCAAGTGGTCCAAGCCTGAGACCGCCGAGGATCTTGAGGCTGTCAAGCTGGTGTTTGAGTATTCTGACAAACGCGCCATGGAAGCCCTGAGGATCTTGACCCCTGAGCAACTTGAACAGATTATTGCCGTGACCCAAGAGGGAGGTACCGGTAAACATAAATAGTCCACACACAGAAGGGACTATATTATGGATGACATTTTTCGTGGCACGGGTGTTGAAATCACCCTGTTCTCCCCCGATGACTTCCTCAAGGTT